CTAGTGTTCTCTTCAGTTTGTTCCTTGTCGTCCTCAGCTTTCTCTTCGCTTTGTTCAGACTCTTCCGTATCTTCTTTAGGAGCTTGTCCAAGTTTCTTTTCCAACTCGGCGTACGCTTGTGCCATGTCTTCCGCACTCTTGAACTTTTCGGGGAGCCATTCCGGGCGGTCGCTTTGTTCTTGCGGTAGTTCCGCTTCGGTTTGCTCTTCGGTGACGGGTTTCTCTTCGGTGGGTTCGATTTCGCTTGGTGCTTTCTCATTAATCTCTACTCGGTGTAATTCAGCCATTTGTTATTCCTCTTGAGGTGGTTGTTGTGATGCCATGTACTGCTCCTGTGCGGCGTTGATGGCAGGTGCGACTGCGGGTGCTCCGAGCTTCTGTGCCATCTCCATCATCTGTTGCTGTTGCATAGCTTGTTGAATTTCTTCTTCCGTCTTAATCAATCCTTCCGTCTCGATACCTAAAGCTGTAGCACGACGCTTGAAGTAATCACTGACGTTTAAGTATTGAGTGACGGCTTGTGGTCCTACTACTTGGTTCGCTCCAGCTAGGAACATATCTAATCTATTCAGATCATTACCACGACCAAGAGCTTCCACTCCTGTAACAATAGTAGGTTTAACGATGTCCTTTGGTATCTTAGGTAATCTCTTACTCTTAGACATCTTATCCATTAAACGACTGACGATGGGTAGCTGTAGCTCCTGAGATAACAAAGAGTATAGACCACCTAATGCAGCTTCTAACTCTTGACTGAGCATTCTTATCTCCTCAGCTGTTACTCGTTCTGCATCTCTAACTACTCCAGATGTCAGTAAAAATGCTTGGCTTAATCGGTCTGTTATACCAGCCATAGTAGCTTGAGCAGTACGGAAGTCATTGAACTTATTAAGTTGTAACACCGATACATCTGCTTCACTACCTTGTACGATTGCACCGTTGGGTGCTTCTGCTAAAGTTCTTGATCTTGTTGTACCGTTCGGGTTGACCATGAACAATACCTTCGCAGCTGCTGCACTACCTTCGACAATCGCTTTTGTAAGTGCTTCCAACGACTTGAGGTCACCGAGGTACTCCTCAACAAATCCTCTGCCGTAGTCCTCTCCATCAATCTGGGTGTAACGTAATGGGAGCCACGGGGACTTTTCAATCGGATACTTACCCACACTTTCTTCGATGAGCATACCCTTGACGTCTTGGTAAACATTGAAGTGGTCATCTTCTCTAACTACTGCTGTGTATAAATCACAACTGTTCTCTTTCTCTTGACGATATACTTCCTCTCTTACGGATTCAGGAAGCATCATAGGAGCTACTGTTTCTTTAATAGCTATGTGTGTAACGTTACCCATTGGGTCTCTCTTCACTACATAACGATCCAGCTTGAACACTCTCATACCACCCTCATCAGGGAGATATAACAAAGAGTTACCAGTAACTAATAAGTTCTTGAGTGCTTGGAAGATACCGTTTCTGAAGTTCTGTACTTCTACTTCTTGTGATACACTACGCTCTACATCTGCTAATGCTTTCTCTAAGTCAGTACGTAGTTGTTCTGCTCCTTCTACTCCGAGGTCTTCCTTTGCTTTGTCTAACTCATAGCGATCTATAACAAGACGAAAGAAGGGAGCGTTAGGTGGAAGCAGTGCAAGCAATAGCTTACTACTAAGATTTAATACTCCTCTAGCTCCTATACCTTGGTACGGTGTGTAGTACTTAGTAGCGTAGTTGTGACCGTCTGGTGGTAAGACATAAGGAAGTGTAAGCTCAGAAGATGTACGTCCTCTGTCTAAGAATGACCACCGCTGGTTCTCCAACGAATGATATAGCCCTTGGGCTGTTTCGTGCATACCGTTTAGATGTCGTCTTCGCTCGTCCACTCAGGGCCACTCAAGATCGTAAGTATCTCTTCGTGTGTGTACTCCGTCTTGCCGAGCAGAAAGAATGGTTGTGTGCCTTCGTACTTGAGTAGTGCCTTTGATCCGTCTAATGAATAACGAGTACCTTCTAAATCTCTTTGCATAACTTGACTGAAATCAACAGCAGACACTTCAGATGAATCTATAATTACATATGTATAACTCATAACTATTTAACGGTTGAAGAGTAAGTAGCACCAGTTCCGCTACCGTCATTCGTTCCGGGGTTAGCGGCATTCTCTACATTACCGATTGTGTTACCATCAGCTACTGCTCCGCCTCCGCTAGATGTGTCGGATGCGTGATCCCCTAGTCTCCACCAATGTGTAAGGTTTGAAGATTGATCGTAGTCTCCTGCATCTGTACTTAAATCAAAATTAGGGTCGCCTTGGTATATTTCAGAAACATTGCTAGAATCTAAAGCCGCAGTCCATAAAGCGACTTCATCAAACAAACCGTTCGCAGAAGATAAAGTAGAAAGTCTACCAATTTCAAAGTCTGCTGTTTGTGAGTGCAAAGTTGTATAAGTTAATGTTCCCGATAAACTTTCGCTAACTCCATCAATGTATAGCACAGCCGTACCAGCGTTAAATGTTAATAGATAGTGATGCCAAAGTGTATCGTTAGGAGGTGTGTAAGTTAATATACCATCTGTACCGCTTGCTGATCTTAAAATTACATTATTACCAGAAATGCCCCAATCCGATCCTGCCGCTAATCTGTACCCAATAGACGGACCTTGTCCTGAATTAGTCGGCTTCCACCAAAAACTTAAAGACATTTGAGAAGCACCATGATAATCGGTAATAGCATTACAGTCTATCCAATCAGCAGAACCATCGAATGATCCGCTAAAGTTATTATTAACATAAGGATATATACTAGCATCCCTATTCCATTCGTTCCAAGCTGCTCCATCCCACACTAATATTTTATTAGAGTTTGTTTCAAAGTAAGATTTACCTACATCACCTGCTCCTAAAGTTGGACGAGTAGTTGAAGTTGTTGTGTTTAATGTACTCATATTTAATAATTACTAATTCTGATCGTAAACTACCCACATATAACCCTTCCAAACATACAACTTATCGGTGTCTTTTGCGTGGACTATGGTGTAATCGGGTGCGTCCGTTTGATCGATAAACTCCGACTCGTTGTCAAATACTTGGATGGTTGGGAATGTTAAGGTGTCGTCAAATACAGAAGCAGGTACAGTAGGACTGGCGATAACACCTAATCCAAATGTAGGAAGTACGAACATATCTATTAAGAAGCGGTGTCTCCAGCAAGGACGAATGTATCAGCAACGTAAGCAACTAGACTAGCTACTCCGTACTGACCGTTGATCTTTGTGTGAGACTGCCTGTTATTGATCGTAGTTCCTGAAGCACTGAACGATACATCACCTGCTCCCTTTTGTACGAAGCTGCAATTAAACCCAACTCCTAAACCACTTGGTACTGTGACAGTTATAGCAGAAGCATTATTAAGTACTACTACTTTACCGTTGTCTCCAGATACTAATGTATAGGTGGTTCCTGTTTGATCGTTTAATGAAGCGTCAAATCCTTCGATAGCAGTTCCGTCAAAGTTACCGTCTGTTAAATCACCAGCTGATACGCTTTGCAAATAGCTACTCAAGTCTTGGTCGCCTGTGTTCGTACCGCTTAAGTTACCAAGGTTCGTAATGTCAGCAGCTGTAACAAACTTGTTGGTGGTTGAAGCATCATCGATGTCATCGGCATCTAATACTACTGCACCTGTTGCTGTGTTAACGCTTTGTACGGGAGCTTGTCCCATTAAATTGGTTACGGTTACTTTCTTTGTGGTAGGTGTACCTGATACGTCGTCTACCAGTGCGAGTAAATCGGCTCCCTGTGGACTGGTCTCTTCGGTAAGCTCTGTTATCTTTTTATTAGCCATGAGTATTAAGCGGGTTCAAATAATAATATTTCGTTTAGTTCTGTTGTCAATGGTTCACTTGCTTCCGTAAAGATCGCTCCGTCTATGACTTCCTCTTGTGGTGCGTCAAATCCGTAGAGCTTCTCGAAAGCTGGTCGTATGAAGTTACCCGGTAACGGAATGATGTTGCTGGGCTTTTCAAGCGTTGTGAATATTAACGACATTATAGAGAGTCAACAGTACCAGTAGCGTAGACGCTGTGAGTACCTGCGGTGTAAGCTGAGACATTAGCTCTTAGCTTTTCGTAGTGTCCGTGGTCATCACGAATCATAACCGATCCTTCTGAGGATACCGATTGACTGTGGACGACATGCCAAGCTCCACCAATCCAAGCTTCAATGTCTACTGTTGCGGCTCCTGCGGATTCTGTGGCGACGACAAATGTCCATCCCTTAGAACGCTCAACCGAGAAACTGTTTCCCGCCCCTGAACTAGTAGCAGATGAGAGCAACGTCTTTTTATCAAGTGTGCGAAGGCTCATATATATTTATATTTATATTGTTATATTATTGTGAAAGCTGTACTCCCGTTCCACCGTTACCGCCACCCATGCTAAGTGTAGGACGACGAGTAGCTGTGACTTGGGCTGTACCACGACGACGCTTAGTAGGTTGAGTAGCTCTTTGAGTAACTGCCTTCTCTGCTGTAGGAAGCGGAGGAGGTGGTGGAGCCGGAGGTGGTGGCGGTTCGGGCATCTTAGGTTGTGAAAAACACATGGCTAATTCTGTACTTGTTTAGTTACTATATCTTGTTCGAGTTGGTCGTCGTAAGTCTGTTGTAAATAATTAATTACACTTCTTTGTCCTACCTTATACCATACCTCACGTTCTGTGTCTGTCAACAGCGGACATTTATCCGGGAATAGTTTGTCAAGTTTATTGATTAAGTCCTGAGACAGAGCGGGTAATACTATTTCATCATTCATTGTTATAATCTATATCGTCCAGTTCCGACGGGAGCTTTCCCTCTTTAATCTTTTCTTCAGTCCAGCACCAAGCCGACGCATTCCACAAGATAGCAGCCGCATGGTCTTCAGAGTTGTCCCCCTCAGCCAGCCCCAACAAATGTCTAAACATCGAGTCATATAATCTACTTAGAGGGAAACCTCGTTTCCAGTTGTTGTCT